TCGTTATCAATATTGGTGATGAATTAGATCAGCACGCAATCAGCATGCACGATTCTAATCCAGACTTAATGTCTGCGGGTGACGAGCTAAGAGCGTCACGTGTTTATATAAAAGAACTAGAAAAAATTTTTCCTAAAATGATCTTGGTTCACAGCAATCACTCCTCCTTAGTTTATAGGCGCGCGCTTAAGTATGGTTTGCCCAGAGATTATTTGCGTTCTTATAATGAGTTCTTGTCTGTTGGCCCTGGCTGGCAATGGGTAGATGATGTTACCATTACTTTGTCAGATAATACTCGGTGCTTCTTTACGCACGGTATGTCAGCTGATGTATTACGTTTGTCTATGCAGATGGGTATGCATGTTGTTCAAGGGCATTATCACTCAAAGTTTAGTATTGGTTACTTCAGTAATCCCGATGCTTTGATCTGGTCAATGCAAGTAGGCTGTTTAACTTCACAAAAGTCTATGGCTTTTGATTATGCTAAAAACTTTAAAAATAGATTCATCGTTGGTTGTGGTATGATTTTAGATGGACAACCAAAATTAATGCCTATGGTATTAAACCAGGACGGGGAATGGATAAAGAAAATAGTGTAGAGGTTAATTCAGAACAGGCTGAGATGCTTGATCGTTTGATCGGCTCGAAGATTTATAACATTGAAATCTTGGAGGAAGATAATCAAGCTATGATCAAAATTATTTTAGATGGTAACGACGACAAGTTCATACTCATTCATGCCGAGGGTATGAACATGTTTGTTGTTGACCCTAAACCAAAAAACCTACATTAAAATGGAACTTCATTTTGTTTTATTGCTTGTGATGGGTGGTGAGCCTCAATATGTTGGAACATTTTTAAATTGTGAAGTTGCTCGCGCTTATGCAACTGAAAATTTTATACCCGATTTACGAACAATTTGCATGCACGAAGATTTTATTAACCTTCCTAAAGATTTTAAACACAAATATATCTATATTGATCACAATCAGCCTGTTTTGTATGTTCAATCACAAAAATGACTGCGTATAAACGCCGCTATGCGACGATCCCAGGCTTGCCTAGGGTAAGGTATCAAAAATATTAAAGTCCTCACCATGAGGCTTGTACGGGCTAGAACGGGGGTTCGCCATAAATGGCTGTAAATTGATCGTTGGTAAGAGGTTTAACTTCCTCAATGGTGCAATCAGGCTTGTATTTTACAAACTCTTTGGCTGCATCTAAAGTTTCAAAAGATCGAAGGCTATCGCCAAAGCCGTCGAACACTACAAAATTATGGTCAGGGTGAATCATTAGTCTTAACTCATACAAATACTGATTTATATTATTACGATTCTTCATATACTTCAATCTTGACAAACAATTTTTTTAGGAGATTAAACATGTGGACTACACCATCAGCTACTGAGATGCGTTTTGGTTTTGAAGTAACAATGTATGTCATGAATAAATAATAGAGGGGCTTATGCCCACTCTATTACCTCGTCAATATCTGATAACTCATGATCTAAAATAACAAAGTTATCAAGATAACCTAAGTTCTGTATGCGATTTATTTTTTGCATACGATCACGACTAATATACCCCAAGATTTCACCTTCATATTTATCAGGATATAGTCGAACAGATACGTAAACATCTTTAGGCTTTTTATAAAACTGTTCTACCATCTCAAGCGTTCTTGTATGAAAAGGTTGCGTTCTTGTTTTAACATCAATCGTTTTACCTTTAACAATAAAATCATAATCATCAGCTTGTGTATGATCTGTATGATCTTCGTCAAAAAGAATTTGATGCCATAACAAAAATTGTTTAAACACTTTTTCACCAAGCTTTCCTTCAAACATTTTTTGCTGTTTGTTATCAAGTCCACCGCCATGAAAATCATGACGGTTAGACGTGTAAGCTTTTGATTTTACTGCATAATCATAAGCTTCTTTAATTAAAGATTGTGCAATTTTAATCATGCCCATTCTCTCTTTTTTTCAGGAAGATTTTTAGCTTGTTCTGCTAAGGCCTCAAACTTAGCCTCGCCCAAATGTTCGCGTAGCATACCTAACATATAATCATGATCAATGTTAAGTAGCTTTTCCCCAAACTCTCTTATCCATACTTGATGCTTGCGTGTTTCAAACATGAGCCACCATAATGCAGATAGTCTTGTCACGCGTGGGGAACTATCCAGGGCGACATCACTCATAGCACGCATGAGTATGGCCAAAAAGATACGGCTTTCATTATGATGTTGTTTAATAATATCAACATCAATATCAAATAACTCAAGGCGATTGAGTATTTGCTGAACATAATTACTTTCATTGTTTAGGTTCATTTGCTATTTCCTTGTCAAGTTTTTTAATAGTATCTTCAACTAAATTACTGATAATCAAGTTTTGTGCGCCATGAAGTAATTGACGCGTAGGCTTGTTTGCCTTTAAAAACTCACCCAAATACTCTTTCTTTTGACTTGCTAATCTATCGGGCTTGTCACGAATTGCTCGAACAGTCTGCTCATATTTTTTTATGAATAGATGATCTTCTGCGAGCACTTCCGTTGCTCCGCCTGGCAGAATCAGGCGAAATTCTTTTTTGCTTTTACGGCTTGCTCTGCAAGATTGCCATCGTCATCTTCAGGTGCGATTCCGCAAGCGCTCATCAAACTATAACGACGCGCATAGGTTAAAGCCGAGCCGTAACCTTGCGGTGTTTGTTTGTCAGCGGGAACATGAATCACTCCACCAGACATACTTTCCCCAGAAGTGTGGATAAGGATTGTTTCCACGCGCACGCCCGTATCACAATCATGCGTTTTCTGTATTAAAGCTATGCCATTTTTATGAAGTGAGCCAATTACGGCTTCGATTGAACCTTGTAAAGATACATATCGATTTCTAAAATGTGGATTGGTGCTATCTGTTAGCGCGGGTGCAAAATCTTTTTGGGCTTGCACAAAAGCCTTAGCAATGTTTTCCATTACTTAATCTCCTTTACTTTAAGTGTTTTATTTCTAACGGTATAACCCTCTTTGGCGGGTATAACTTTTTCAGGTTGAGGCTTGTAAGTCCTACTGCCCCACTCAACCATAAATGTTTTTGATCGACCAAACCTTGCCTCTTTAAGTTGTGCCATAACCCTAGCCTCAACAACGCCTTTAGACTCATTGAGTTGACGCAAGTCTTGATTGATTTCGAGCAGCCACTTGAGATCATCTTCAAGTTGTGGCACTTCTATGGTTTTATCAAATGCTTCGTCATAAATAGCAGAGGCCTCACGCGTTGTGGAAATGTCATACCACTCTATTTCCTCAGCTTGTCTGTATTTTTCTACACGACGTGCAAAATCTTCAGCGACTTCCTTGATACGCTCAAGCATTTCAGGCTCAGGCTTGTAAATAAAGATACGCATGATCGTGCCTCGATACAAAACGCAGATAGCACCCCAACTATTATTGGTGCATGCCATTTGCGCTTGCAGTTGATACACGCCACGATACGGGGCGGGTTCATACTCTGCCTCGCTCCCCGTAACCTTGATCTCTAAACAGCCCTCACCGTCAAGCTTGATAGGCTTGTCATCATTCATAACAATAATGCCTTTATCAATGTCGGTGTATTGCTCTCGCCCGTCACCCATAACGGTCGCGTCAAGCGATACAGCTAAAGGCCACTCTTTATGGAATACAGCCTTCTCATGCTTGGTTCTTGGATTACCTAGCCCTAATCGAACTGAGGCTTGTTGTGCTATGACGGGTTCAAGGGTGTTGCCCCAATTCATAGCCTCGTTTGCATTAATACCTTGAGGTGTGTTGCCGTTGACGTAGTCAATAGCCTCTTGTAGCACCTCGTTGGCACTCTTAAAGATGTTTAAACCGAACATGGCGGGCAGATTACTGCCCGTCATAATGTCGTATGGTGTGACTTTACCTACCATAATTTGCTTGCTCCTTATTGATTTCGTTGAAAATATTAAAAGCCTTGCGCTCCTCGCTTGCGTTAAAAAGAATCTCGCTTACGTGCGTGGGCTCACGGTTCACATGGTGATCAACAGACTTGATAGCCCGTTGATCGTATGTTTGTTTATCAAAATGCTCGAGCGCCTCGTCAGCGCCCTCCGCATTGATGTCTATATAGCTTTCGTTGTAAGTTCTGAAAAATATTCGATACGTTTTCATGGTGTTACCTCCAATTCGTTAAAATTAATAGCGTGTTTAATTGTGTCCTCAATGACAAAATAAAGATTTGATCCTTTTTCTGTATCAGTTGAGCCTGAGCCGTCGGGATAATCCACAACGCATTGAGATGTAATGCCTAGTTCCTCGATCACCGCACAATAAACCGTGTCAGCGATCTCAAAAACTTGATCTTGGGTTAATATATTAGCCATGATTTACCTCCCTAGCTACTTTGATCTTGTCAAAGATACGCCAAATTAAACATTGATATTTATAATCGTCGTTATTCATATCCTCATGGTCGAGCATGGCAGAATATAGAACGTCGAGTTCCTTTTTACTTAATAGATATTTAGGTTTAGGCATGATTGTCCTCCATAAGATCGTGAAAGATAAAACCTCCGCCGTTACCCTCCTCGTCTTGTGAGATTTCCATGATTGAAACTTGGTCACCTTTTCTAATAAAGAATTGAGGAAAAGCCGTGCCACCAAAAGAATCTTCATTCATACCTATAAACTTGGTGATCGTCCACCCCTCAAGCGAGCCATAATACCTACGATAAAAGCGTTTAGCTTGCGCTAAACTTTCGCGTTGTGCTTTAGTTAAAACGTTTAAATTAGACATAAAAAATACTCCTTAATGAGTTATAAAAAATAGTGGCAGACCATCCAACAGCCCACCACTAATGAGATAAGTTCAAGATCAGTCATATAACCCCTCGCTTATTTTTAAAAGGCGTTCGTGAAACTTTGTTAGTTTGCGATCACCTCGTGCCTTGCAGTTTTTAAGAAAATTATTCAGCAATTCACGGCGTCCTTGTTTGTTAAGTTC